TTACTGTCTCTACTTTGATACTGAAGCTGCTGTTAATAAGTCCTTATTGGAATCCCGTGGTGTAGATTTAAATCGTACTGTTGTTGTTAATGTAGTAACCATTGAGGAATTCCGTACCAAGGCACTTAAGGCAGTTGATAAATATCTTCAAATGCCCATGGATGAACGCAAACCGTGTATGTTTGTGTTAGACTCGTTGGGAATGCTTTCTACCGAGAAAGAGATTAGAGACGCACTGGATGATAAGCAAGTGCGTGATATGACTAAATCTCAATTGGTCAAAGGCGCATTTAGAATGTTAACACTCAAACTCGGCCAAGCGAATGTCCCACTCATTGTCACGAATCACACGTATGATGTCATCGGAGCTTATGTTCCAACTAAAGAGATGGGAGGAGGTAGTGGACTCAAGTACGCAGCGAGTACAATCATATATCTCGGAAAGAAAAAAGAGAAAGATGGCAAAGAAGTCATCGGAAACATTGTCAGAGCGAAGACTCACAAGTCACGTTTAAGTAAAGAGAATAAGCAAGTAGAGATACGTTTATATTATGATGAACGTGGTCTTGATAAGTACTATGGTCTCCTAGAACTTGGAGAAGTTGGAGGACTGTGGAAGAATGTTGCGGGTAGATATGAGATTGCTGGTAAGAAAGTTTATGCTAAAGCAATATATAAAAATCCAGAAGAATACTTTACTCCTGAAGTAATGCAGGCTCTTGACGAGATTGCACGGAAAGAGTATAGTTATGGGTAGGTTTATTAAGGTAATTAAAACAGGTATTGATGTAAGTAAAGTAACTAAACAACTCAGGAAGAATCCAAGCGATTGGGGTCACCAAGAAAAATCTGAGGGTGTTCGTTCTTTAGTTAATGAACATGGTTTTGATGATCTTCCTATAGGTAATCTTCAACTTACAATTGGAGCAGTCCAAAAGAAAGAAGATTTTGTAGGAGATTCAGAACTTAGTGTTAATACACCTGCATATAAAAATCATACTGAAATTTTTAAACTCATTAGAAAGGAGTTTGGAAATGTAGAAATTCAACGTTGTGGATTTCTTGGTTTACCAGTAGATGGATATGTAGGTGCTCATATTGATGAAGGTACTTACTACCAGACAAAGGATAGATATCACTTGTCTATTAAAGGTGAGTATCAATATTTCACAGGACGTGATAGTATTATAATTAAACCAGGAACTCTTTTTTGGTTTAATAATAAAGTGCCTCATGGAGCAGTTAATATGGCAGATGAGACTAGAATCACATTTGTCTTTGATGTTCCCCACTCTTCCACCAATCCACAACATAGGATCGAATGATGGATAACGTTGAGTTTCTAATCCTTAGAAACCTTTTATATAATGAAGAATATGTTCGCAAAGTAATTCCTTTTATTAAGGGAGAATACTTTGAGGATGTAAAGCAGAAGATCGTCTTTGAGGAGATTCTGAAATTTGTTGGTGAATATAATCAACCAGCAACTAAGGAAGTTCTATGTATTGAGACAGAGAAGCGTAATGATATTAATGATGAGTCTTTTAAAGATATTACTAATTTGATTAGTAGTCTTGAAGATGAACCAGTAGAGTTTGATTGGTTAGTAACTACCACAGAGAAGTGGTGTAGAGACAGAGCAATATATCTGGCATTGTTAGAATCTATTTCTCTTGCTGACGGTAAAGATGAAACCCAAAACAGAGATGCTATTCCTACAATATTATCAGATGCTCTTGCAGTATCTTTTGACCCCAATATAGGACATGACTACTTACAAGACTACGAAGCAAGGTATGAATCGTACCACAGGAAGGAAGACAAGATCGAATTTGATCTCGAATACTTTAACAAAATTACAAAGGGCGGTTTACCGAATAAGACTCTCAACATTGCTCTCGCTGGCACAGGTGTTGGAAAATCTTTATTTATGTGTCATGTGGCAAGCTCAACTTTGCTCCAGGGAAAAAATGTTCTCTACATTACGTTGGAAATGGCAGAGGAAAAGATTGCGGAGAGGATCGATGCTAATTTACTTAATGTCGCAATACAAGATATAACAGATTTGCCTAAGCAGATGTATGAGAGTAAGGTAACTAGTCTTGCTCAAAAGACACAAGGGACATTAATTATTAAAGAGTATCCTACTGCTGCTGCACATAGTGGTCATTTCAGAGCATTACTAAATGAACTGGCCTTGAAAAAGTCTTTTAAACCTGATATAATATTCGTAGATTATTTAAATATTTGTGCCTCATCAAGATACAGAGCGGGAAGCAATGTTAACTCGTATTCTTATATTAAGGCGATTGCGGAGGAACTTCGTGGTCTTGCAGTTGAAGCGAATCTTCCGATTGTGTCGGCAACACAAACTACTCGTAGTGGGTATGGGAGTTCTGATGTTGAGCTTACTGACACCTCTGAATCTTTTGGACTACCTGCTACTGCTGACCTTATGTTTGCCCTTATTTCTACAGAAGACTTAGAGGGTTTGAATCAAATATTAGTTAAGCAATTAAAGAACAGATACAATGACCCAACAATCTCCAAGAGATTTGTTGTTGGGATTGACCGTGCGAAGATGAGATTATATGACTGTGAACAAAGTGCTCAGGAAGATATTCTTGACAACGGACAGGAAGAAGAGTATACTAATAACGAAAAGAAACCTAAAAAATCATTCTCTGAATTTAAATTCTAATGACTGTAGACACCGAAAAGTATCTTGATTTTGTTGATGGGGTTACAAGTTTTCCTAGTACTGATTTAGCAGCATTACTTGCTCGTGCAACTGAACTTGACCTAGAAAATGACTGTGATGTTCCACGGTTACTTACTGCTGCTCTTGGACTGACTGCTGAGTCAGGTGAGTTTACTGAAGTAGTAAAGAAGATCCTTCTTCAAGGTAAACCATATAATGAAGATAATGTTTTCCATATGAAGAGAGAATTGGGAGATATCTGTTGGTATCTTGCTCAAGCATGTAGAGCACTTGATACAACATTCGATGAAGTAATAGAAATGAATGTAGATAAATTAAAAGCACGGTATCCTGGTGGTGAGTTTGATGTTCACAAATCAGAGAATCGTGTTGAGGGGGATGTGTAATGGGTAACTATGGATTAGAAATTGTTTTCTGGGTTACCATTTGTATGTTTGTATTTTATTGGTATGAAGAGAATAGTAAATACAAACCATCCAAAAAGAGGGGGAAGAAGAAGTGACTCGTGATTTAATAAAGGGATTAGAACTAAAACAATCCTTACGTTATGGAGAGAACCCACATCAGAAAGCAGAATGGTATATCTTTCCCAATGAAGGACTATCAACTGCTAACCAACTACAAGGTAAAGAGTTAAGTTATAATAATCTTATTGACTTGGATGCTGCTGTATCTACAGTACAAGAGTTTGCAGGACAACCTGGATGTGTTGTTATTAAGCACACTAATCCTTGTGGTGCTGCTGTAGGAGACACTCCTTATGATGCTCTTATCAGGGCATTAGATGGAGATAGAGTAAGTTGTTTTGGTGGTATCATTGCATTCAATAGTATAGTAGATGATGTGTGTGCTGGAGAACTAGTTAAAAGTTTTTATGAGTGTATAGTTGCACCAAACTTTAGTGAGGAAGCAAAGGTTATTCTTTCTGCTAAGAAGAACTTAAGGTTACTTGAGTTAGATGTTAATGGTATAAAGGTTCAACCATTTACTATGAAAAGTATTTTAGGTGGGATTCTAGTACAAGATAGAGATGATGAACCAGTAACAACCTTCACATCTGGTGATTGGAAATGCGTAACAGAACGTGAACCTACTCTAAGAGAGATGGTTGATCTTACCTTCGCTTGGAAAGTATGTCGTCATGTTCATTCTAATGCTATTTTAATTGCTAAGAATGGTGCAACACTTGGTATTGGTGCAGGACAAATGAATCGTGTAGGTTCAGCAAACATTGCACTAGAAGCATCTGGTGAGAAATGTGTTGGTGCTGCATTAGCAAGTGATGGATTCTTTCCATTTGGAGATACGGTAAAGTTAGCAAATAAATATGGTATCGAAGCAGTCATTCAACCAGGTGGAAGTATCAAAGACCAAGAATCTATTGATGCTTGTAATGAACTTGGTATGACTATGGTAACAACAAGTAAACGTCACTTCCTACATTAGTAAATTATGTCTTACGCATTATTGAGTGTATCTAACAAAGATAGAATTCTTCCTTTAGCATCTGTATTACATCATATACATGGATACACTCTTCTTTCTAGTGGTGGCACTGCTGCTGTCATTAGTGAAGCAGATATTCCAGTAATTAAAGTATCTGACTATACGGGTTCTCCAGAGATACTTGGTGGTAGGGTAAAGACATTGCATCCTAAAGTGCATGGTGGTATTCTTGCAAAGAGAGATGATGAAGTTCATGATGCAGATAGGGAAGCAAATGGTATTGGACTTATTGATATTGTGGTAGTAAACTTATATCCATTTCAAGAGACTGTTGCTAAACCAGATGTAACATGGGATGAAGCAATAGAGAATATTGATATTGGTGGTCCTACTATGGTAAGGTCAGCAGCAAAGAACCATAAACATGTTTCTATTCTAACTAATCCAGACCAGTATGAAGAGTTTATTCAAGCATTAAAGGTTGATAGAGTAGCAGAATTAAGACCAAGACTTGCACAAGAAGCATTCGAACATACTGCAGAATATGATACTGCAATCAATTCGTGGATGGTTAGGTCATTATAATTATAAATATAGTGTAAGAATAAGTATTGGATAACCTCTCATGGGCTTAATGAAGGAACTTAATGCACTTAACGACATCTATCAGAAGATGTATGTTACTGAGGTTTCTGCTGACAAAGCATTAGAAGCATCTAAGAAAGCAGACATCGCAAGGGGTAAGGCTGCCGCTGCTGGAGACAAGGAAACTGCAAAAGCAAAAGCGGGACAAGCAGCACGTCTATACAAGGCACAAGCCAAGAAGAGACTTAATAAAGAAGATTACGAAACCAAGAAGACAAAGGAAGTTATTAGTGCATTAGATAAGGAGAAACCAGGGAAGAGGAAGAAACCTTTGAGTAGTGCTGATAAGAAGAAGATTGCTAACAAGGTAGTAACAAGTAAGGGTGACACAAGCAAGTCTGATGACAGATATGCTTATGAGGAAGTTAGTCCTGAACTTACAAAGTTAATTGAGTCAGGTAAGTTTTCTGAACATGAGATTAATTTACTTGTATGGAATGAATTTGATGAGGGTTATCAAAGAAATCCTGAGAAAGGTGAAGCAGAAGCAAAGAAAGCGGATAAGAGAAGTGCAAAACAAAAGAGAATGGATGACCCTGAAAAGGGAATCAACTCTCCTGCATTTAAAGAGTTCATGAGATCTCGTGGGATGTAATGAAATCTTTTGAGACACTATCAGAAGATTTAGCAACACGCAGAGCAGAACTTAAACAGAGACAGCGAGAGCAAGGTGCAAAGTTTAAGCAGAAGAGTTCTTCGATGGTTGATGCTCAGAAGCAGAGGATATCTTCTGCTTCTAAAAAGTCCGCAGATGATAGTAAAGCAGCATTAGATAGAATAAAGCAAATGGCAGCACAGAAAAGAGCTGCTGAACAAGAAAGGAAAGCAAAGCAAAAAGAAAGAGACGATATTTCTAAGGAGATAGAAGCATCCCGTGACCAGAAGAAGGATGATATTGAACAGAAGAGAGATGAAAGAAAGGATGATATAAAGGCAAAGGATAAAAAGAGAATGGCAAAAGAAAAGAAGAGGGAGGAACTACAGAAGACACTTGATGCCGTAGGTTAGATAATGGCAACTAAAATAACTACTGAAGATATAGAAGATTATCTTTCTGGATTAGGTCGTCAAGATTCTAAAGGGAAGATATTTTTTGAGCGAGTACTGTTTGATATTAAGACTTTAAAATCAGGTATAAAGATTATGTTAGATAGTCCTGATACTGAACCAATAGTCAAAAATTTCAAAAGTAAAATGATTAAGACTTTGATGGAGAAATTTAAAGGTAATTTTCAAAAGCAGGAAAGAATACAACCAAGAGTAGGAAAAGTTCTTAGATTGCAATATTTTGATAAAGGTACAAAAACAATGTATGTTGATTTTGATGTGAAAGAATATCCTACAAAAGGAAAGGGTGGTACTTTGCCACCAAAGATATCAGAACCAGCAACCATGTTGGTGCTTAATGCAGCATTAGATTCAAAAGGTAAAGTATTTAAGAGTGAAGAAGATATTTTTGTGCATGATGTTTATAAAGATTTGGAGAAACTTTATGGTAAAGAGTGGGGATATAAGTTAGATGAATGGATTTATACATTTCTTCATCAAAATATATTGTTTTTTAAAAATTATTCTAAATCGACATGGGCTCCATTGAAGCATAAGGATTATAAAGGAAAAGATGATATGCAAGTATTTTTTAAAAAACATTTAAAGACGTTAGAAAGATCTCCTGGTGTTAAAGCAGGAACATATGAACAGTGGAATCCATCTGATTTATATGCAGTTAAAAGAACGGACCAATCAAGTCTTGAAAAGGAGATTGAAGAAGCAAGTAAAAGACCAAGTGCAAATAACTTAATGAAATTGAATTCTCATCTAATTAAATTGATGGAGAAAAAAGAATTGGTTGGAATATCTCTTAAAAAAATTGAGTCTGGAGAAACACCACACTTTAAAATATATAATGTTGATTCATCAAAGTTGTTAACCGCACTTAAGGCATTTACTGAATTGGAAATGTTTGATATGAAGCATATTAATTTTGGTCTCAGAAATGTTTTTGGAGTCTTTCCTGGTAAAGGTGGTGCTCCAGCAGGAACTACTTATATTTGGTTTGGTGGAACCAATGATGCAACTTCTGAATTTAAAATTGCTATTACTAGATCAGGTGATGCTCTTGTTTGGAATACATATATACCAAGTGCTAAAGGAGCGCAAGGAGGACAATCACCAAGGGGAGAAGTTATTAAATTGTTAAAGCATAAGGCATCTGGTGTAACTTTTACAAATAAATATGCTGATTATCCTATAGATGCCAAGGCATTTGATAAAGTTATGCAAAAAACAACCTCGTCAGAATATAAAACATACAAGAAATGGTTTGATTTTGTTTATAATCATCCTAAAAATGATTATAAAACTAAAGTTGATTTTGAGGAATGGGTAGATGGTATCTATGATGCATATAAGATACGTGCAAAAGTTGGTAAGACAAAATTAGCACTTTTAAATTTTTGGTATGATGCTCTTAACAATCATGATGATGACCCAGAGTTTTGGACAGATATTTTATACTTTGGTATGAAAATAACAACTAAAGGACAATTCGCACCTTATTCAAAGATATCCTAGAGGTTAGTATGGCTGATTCCCCCAAAGAAGCAGAAGCAGCACAAGCATTGTTTTGTGCTATAGTTGATTATGAAGGTAAAAAAATTCATCCTAAACCAAGAAATTATAGAGCATTTGCAAGAACATATGAGAGAACTATTACAAGAGTTAGGAGAAAGGTAGTTACTCCAGGTGTTACTATTGAGGGTATGGCAAGATTTTTAACAGAGGATCAAGACTGGTATGACTCTTCAGTTAATATTGCAAATCATCTTTTAGATAAAACGGAGGAGATAGCAAAGAATACTTATAATAAAATAAAACCAAAAGGCATTGATTTATTTTATGTGAGAGATGATAGAAATACTTTTAATAGTATTTCTAAATTGTTTACTTATACTAATAATAAAGTTAAAGAAAGAAATAGAACAATTGATGAAAATGAAAGGGAAGTTGATTTAACTTTTAATAACCTTAATAAGTGGAGTCCTGCAGATATATACTTGTCCTCAAAATATGCTCAAAGAGTATTAAGTGCATTGGCATCTGGTTCAAATAGATCACCTACACCTCTCAATAAACCAATTGTACTTGGAAAGACTACAATCTATTCAAGAAGTTGTTTTGTTAGTTTTGGTGTATTAAATAAACTTTTAAAAACTTTAATGGAGAGTGGAGATTTACTTCCATTATCACTTAAAAAATCACCCAATGGTAAAACTACTATTATAAAAACAATTAATTTTATTGATGGTGATGTTGCAAATGCATTAGCTGAACAACAAATTGGGTATCATGGATATCTTTATAGTAAATCAAATGATATTTTTGGTTCAAAGGATATCTATATAAAATTTACAAATAGACCAAAGATTATGATGCAGTTTAGAGATAAAGCATCAAGTGGTGGTGGTGAAAATCCAAAATGGTCTTGGCAAGGTATAATCACTGGTGGAACTCAAGCACTTGATGGTGGTCTTGGTGGAGGATCTATTGGCGATGTGCTAGGTACAATTTCGCCAGTTGCAGGTAGATTCTTTTCACTTAGGAATATAGAAAAGGTACAATTAGATGCTTGGGATATTGCAAGAGATATGGATGAGAATATTGAACAAGCAATTGACAATCCAATATGCGATCAACTTTATAATTTTATAGTTCAATATAGAGGAAATAATTATACTAATGTTTTTGATGATAAATTAGATTTGTTTCAGCAATTATATGATCATAAAAACTTTAATATTGGAGCAAAAGGTATCACTTCAGCAGGTTATGCTGCAAGAGCAAGATCTCAATTTATATATTCTAAATACTTAGGTGGAAGAATGATACAATTATTTGAAGGTGTAACTGAAAAGAAAGCAAGTGATATGGTAACTAGTATGGTACTCTATGCAGGTTCAAGAACAAATCGTTCTTCACCTCATTGGAAGGCATCTGATGTGTCTTCATTCTAATTTGTCTAAATATATACATGAAAACATTTCTACGATTCCTATCCGAGGCACCTGATTCCAATAAGGCAAAGGAGCAAGCACGGAAGTTAAACCTTAAGAGTGATGGTCACGGTGGGTGGTTAGACTCGAAGGGAGAATTTGTAGCAAAGACAGAAGGTAGTAAGTTAAAGTTTTATAATCAAAGACAAAGAGCAGGACAAGATCCTCCTCAACCCAAAGGTGTTAATACTCCAGTTGCTACTCAAGGAAGACCAGCAGCAGCACAAGCACCAACACCACAGGCAAAACCAAAAGCAGCAGAACCAGAAGGAAGTGAACTTGATAAAGCACTTGATACATTAACTGTTGTATTTGGTAGGTTCAATCCTCCTACAGCAGGACACGAAAAATTATTACAGCAAGCAGAGAAAGTAGCAGCAGGTGGAGACCTTAAGATATATCCATCTAGAACTGTAGACAATAAGAAGAATCCTATTGATCCTGATATGAAGGTATCATATATGAGAAAGATGTTCCCAAATTTTGAGGAACAGATTGTTAATGATTCAGAGATGAGATCAATCTTTAATGTATTAGTAACAGCAGCAGAAGAAGGATATACTGGTATTAATATAGTTGTAGGTGCTGATAGACTTGGAGAGTTTGAAAGTCTTGCAACAAAGTATAATGGAGAGTTATATAACTTTAAAGAGATTAAGACTGTATCTGCTGGTCCTCGTGATGATGATGCAGAAGGTTTAGAAGGTGTATCTTCATCCAAACAAAGAAAGGCAGTAATGGATGATGACTATACTGCATTTAAGAAAGGACTTCCTAAAGGAATGGATGATGCTGATGGAACAGCACTCTTTGATGCAGTTCGCACAGGAATGAATAAGAAGGTAGATAAGAAGAAGAAAGATGTAGAAGAGGAGATTGATCTTTGGATGGTTGCTCCCAAGTTAGATCCGAGAGGGTTGCGCGAGAACTATTTTAGAAAGAATATCTTTAACATAGGTGATATGGTAGAGAGTTTGAATACTGGATTGATTGGTAAGATTATCCGTAGAGGAACTAACTATCTAATTAGTGTTACAGAAAATAATGTAATGTTTAAATCTTGGACACATGATTTAGCAGAGTATACAGAGAAGCATATGGAACGTAGGATGAGAGATAAGACGCATCCTAATATGTTAGTTGGTACTGGTGGTGCTCGTAAGAATGCTCAAGCAATGGTACACGGACAGAAGAAGATTAACAATTTTAATATAAAGGAATTCATAAATAAGTATAAACTTAGGAAATAACATGTCTGGCGGTATTTCACCTAATAAATTAAACGGTATTTCCAAAGCATATTTGGATATGGTTACTGATATTAATAAGAAAGAACAAGAGGATGATGTAAATCGTTGGACTCAGAAGGAAGAGACTGCGTGTAAAAAAGAATCACCTTTTAAAAAGAAGAAGTATAAGGAAGATTGGCAACCAGAAATAGAACATAGTAAACTGGGTGATGCTAAAAAGAAGGCAGACAAGAAAAGAGAATCAAAATTACCACCACATTTAAGAGGTGATGCTATTGGTAAGATGAAGAAAGCATTTGCTAATGAAGGTTATTCTAATTGGAGAACTAGTCTTCGTGAGGTTACTAGTGATGCAGAAGCAGTTGCGATAGATGACCAACCAGAAATTAAAGAGAAGAAAGTAAAGAATAAAATTAAAATCAATCCAGAGTTTAAGGAAGCAGTT